ATAATTCCTGAGAATTTTTTAATAGCTCTTAATACTTTTTTGCTTTCCATATCTTAAAATGGTATTATATCATCTATGCTTGGTTTATCAAACGCATCTGATGGGTTAATAATTGGTAATGTTTTTTCTTCTAATTCGTATTCTATAGGTTCATTGTTATCAATAAGGCAATGAGTAGGATATTCAGTACCTCTCTCGTAATATCTACCAGAAGGAATGTGATATTCAAAGTCAGCAATACCTCCTATCTCTCCTTGAAAGCTCATCTTAGTCTTTAGGTTTGTAAATGTGGTGTAATCTTCACAAACACCATTACCAAAGTTTCTGTATATGCAATAACCATCGTGTGTTTGGTTTCTAAAATCAGCAGACCCACTTACATCATAAAGAGTTGGAGATTCGTAAACTCCTGATTCATTTTTCTTCATCTTTGTTGGATGTGCAATTAAGAATATCATTACGTTATTCATTTGAGCAAATGTTGTTAGCTTTGTTAATACTTCGTTTATTTGTTCTAATCTATTACCTCCTTTGTCAAACTCAAGTTTATTAAAGGCGTCAATCACAAATATATCTATACCATAACAAAACATCTGTTCTTTAAATCTTTCTAATAACCAACTCCAAGTAGGAGAACTACTATTATCTGGAGCTGTTAAATAAATTTTATCATTAGCCCACTCGTGATATCTATCTATTTCTTTCTTAGTTATTCTTGGTACTCCATCGTAATCTCTAAAGAAATTTTTACCATAAACCTTTTGAATGAATGTAGCGTGATGTAAGCTAAATGGGTGATGTTCTGGAGAATAAAATGAAGCCTTCATATTATAATCAGATATTAGGTTTAATACATACCATTCTGTAAAGTTTGACTTTCCGTGAGAAGGTATACCTGTTCCAACAATTAAGTGACCTCTCATAACTGAAAAAACATTCTTTAAGTTACCAAAAGACCTATGTTTAGGGTATATAGTATCAGGAAAACCGTTATCGTACAAGTCATTAATATCTAAAATTAAATCATTTACAAGGTGAGTTCCAGCTACAGGATATGAAGTTCTATTTCCCAAAGACTGTAATTAGCATCCTTACCTTTAAAGTTAATCCTTTCACATCTCCATCTCCCTAATCTTTGAGCTATTTTTTCAGCAAGATCATTTCCTTTGTCGTCATTATCAGTTGCAATATAAAACTTAGTTATATTTTTTAAATACTTTTCAGAGTTTAACCAATACTTATCATTATCATTAGCTCCATTTGGAACTGATATAACATTTTTTATACCAACCTGATGAACAGCTAAAACATCGAACTCTCCTTCAACTATATAGCATTCAGTTTCATTTATAACCGAATTGATGTTATAGAATATTGATTTACCATTAGCTGACTGAGTAAAGAATTTATCAGATGTTCTATATTTTTTATTTACAACAATATCGCCTTCAAAATAATTGAATACAATGTTTAATCTGTTTTTATTTACACCTGGTTGAAAGTAATTTTCTTCACTTAAACCTAATTCATTAGCTGTTTTTTGTGATATACCTCTTGACTCTAAATACTTAACTATTCCTTCAGATAGGTTTGTATAATTAATCCAGTCTTGAGATGGTATTGTATATGAGTTATCAATTATCTTACTTGCATTTTCCTTAAATGTTAATGAGTAGCAATAAAAACATTTGCCGAAACCACCATCGTGATTTATAACTAAGCTCTTATCTTTTTTGTCAGACCTAATATCATCACAAGAAGGACATCTTAGTTTCTCCCTGCCATTAACTTTTTTAAAGTCTAATGTATTCCAATCAATAAATTTATTCATAGTTAAAATGGGGTTTTCATTCTTAATTTTCCGTCTTCACCTCTATATACATTTGATGGTAGATTTTCTTTAGGCTTATTTGTAAATAAATTCATATCTCCGTTGTTTTCAACCCACTTCCAGTTAAAACCAGACCAGCTTCTATTTATTATATATTCTAATAAAACATTTATGTCACATTTATTTTTTTCAACCATAGTTATAAATGAATTAAAACTTGTTTCAGTATTAGATGATTTTTTACTCTTCCTAACAACCAACCAATCTTCAACTAAATTTTCTTTAAAACCATAATCAATTAAAGATTTTTTAAAATCAAAACTTTTTGGTTTATTTTTTAATATTATCTTCTCTTCTCTTATCTTATCTTCTCTTATGGCATCGTTTTCGCATTGCGAAATTAATGCGGTCGCATTGCGCTCGCTTTCTTCCTTTTGTTTACGGCGTTTCTCCCAACCCTCTTTTGCATTTTTAGAGTTTTGTTTACTAATATCATCAAATTCATTTAACTGTTCTGACAAGAAATTTATAAAAACATTACCTTCTATTACCTCTATTATTTTTTCATCGCAAAGCGAATTTAATGCGGTCGCATTGCCAGCGCATAACTTTTGTATAGCAAGTTTTAAAGGTACATCGCCAAGTCTTGACCAATACATACTACATAAGTCAATAAACAAACCTTTGTCCTCACGTGATAACATTTGTATGTTTCCGTTTTCCCATTGGTTTGGTTCAAATTTAAAATACGGAAGTTCTTTAGCCATTTTTCTTAATATTTATTTGTTTTGAACCTGCTCTATAATCAGCATAGTTATCTCTTTTTATACTATTACAACTATTACATAATGTCTGTAGATTAGAAATTTTATTTTCACCTCCTTTTGATATAGGAATGATATGATCTAATTGTAATTTTATTTCTGATGAACATTTTAAACATTTGTTTCCATCTCTATTCAAGATAAATGACCTTATTTTTTTTCTTCCTATAAATTTTTGAGCTATATTTCTAGGCTCTAATGATTCCAATGATTTTATTTTGTAGTAATTAGAATAATTGTGTTTAATTATATTAGATATAGTTCCTATTTCATAAAAATTAAGTTCTTTATTTTTTCTCATTTCTGATAAATAATTACATAATCTTGAATAAGCGTGTGGTTCATAATAATTTAATCCGTACTTAGAATTAAATTTTGAGTTTACTTCAATACATCTTAAAAAATTAGGAAATATTTTATTTTCTGCCATAATCTCCATCTTTAAAATTAACAATAAATTTTTGAACTGAATCTACTATAGCATCGTTTATGTCATAAAAACTTTCTAAACCTGATACATCATCTCTATCGCTTGGCGTTCCAAACATAAATGAATAGCAAGTTGTGAATGTTAAGATTGTAAAGTGTCCTCCGAAATAATCGTCAGCAATTCCTTGAATTAATCTTTGGTTTGATTCTGAAATTTTAAATGGTTTCTTCATTTTACTTATATTTTTTAAATGACAAAACCCTCCAAGAGCCATCACACATCTTAAAGGGTTTGTCTGTTGCTAAATAAATTAGCTAATATTTTCCTTGCAAGTGATGGATTGCGGTACAAAGATACAAAATTATTTAATACGTTTCAAAGTTAAAGTTATTAACAATGTTGAGTGCGATAAAAAACCTGTCTCTCCAGGTTGTCAAGCATATTGTAATTTGTAGCTATTATGAATACTCCCCATACTACGCACTACAGAGATACGACCATTACAACAATCTACTTTAGAGCTTTGCCAAAGATTCTTACGCATAGATGGTTTTTTAGGTCAGATGACAGGATTTGAACCTGTATAATTAGCTTACGATTATCTAATTACCCACTTTTACAAGCAGTTCGGGGTTGCGTCTGACCAAGTTATAACAGGAATTAAACACCTTAACGATTTAACTCACATTATAAGCATTCCGCCACATCTGACTTTGAATTGCAAATATAAACAAATTTGTTTATATACAGCCAAAAGTATTTATAAAAATATACATTTGGCTAACAATCATCTTCATCATCTACAAAATCACAATGTTCCATACATTCTGGACATAAATCTATATCGGTTGCAAAATCACTATAAGCACCACAACAATTGCTAACTAATCCCATATCTTATTTGTTTTTAAGTTCTTTAATCTTCTGCAAATACAAAATCGCATCCATCAATTCTTCTTGTAGATGGTTATAAAAATCATCTGTATTGTTTTCAGCAAGTGTTGTGCCATACTTTTCAATCCCTACACGACTTCTATGTAGAAACTTATCTATGACACTATTTACTATAGGATCAATTTTCATATACTCATCTTTGTAAGGTACAACCTCTGGCTCATTAACCTTAACATCTAAAGCTTCATCTAAGAAGAATGGGTTGCTATTTAATGCTTTTGAAGACAATCCATTCATACAAGCATCTTCATTTAGTTGATTTAACTTATACAAAATAGGGTTTTCTTCTTTAAGTCTTTCTAACAATAAGTTTTCAGCTTCAATAAATTTTCCATAATAAACTAATAACCAATACTCTTGCTTTTCTGTTGTATCTTCCCAAGTAAATGCTGAACCTAAATATTTAGGTCTATTTTTTTTATTTGGGAAATTTTCCTTAATATAAACCATTGCTCTCTTCTTAATTACCTTTGGTAAGTCTTTTACTTTCATCTTATTATATTTGTTAATTATTATTTAGTCCATTGTGTAGCCATAGCTACTGCTATACCTTTGAATGTTTTACTTCTTAACGTTCTTCTTTGTTCGGGTGTTTTTGCTTCTTGCAGTGCTTTATAATACCACATAGGCATTCTTTTTTTCTCTCCTTTTTTACTTGTAAATTCAAAAAACTCACCCTTATCAACTATATTGGTAGGTTCTAGTTTTGGCAATCCTTTTAACCATAAACAAGTACTTTTCTGTGCTTTATCGCCAAAATGCCAAGGCTGTATAATTTGATCTGGTTTTCTATATTTACCACTCATAATTCCAATAGGATTTTCAATAGCAATCTTATCACAATCTGCATTTACAAATTCCATTCAGGATTTTCCCCAGTAGTAGGTAATAAGTCACAACTATACGCTTCGTGACCCAATAACCTTAACTCTTTTGTTACCGCTTGACTCTCTTCGCAAGCTACTAAAATCTTCATTTTATTATATAAATTATAGTTAATAATATTGTTATTGGTGGTACTAACACTTTAAGAAACCTTTGCAAGACCATAGTAATCAGCTGTTTGTCTATACAGATTAAATAGTTCCTCTTCAGCCTCATTTTGTGTGGAGTAAATCACCCTATTTGTAGGTGTATCTTTTCTTGTTGTATCAATTCTTTTATATGTAATGGTATTCTTTAAGGCAACACCATTATCATCTACATTAAACTTTACAACATTAAAACCACCAATACATTTCTCTACACTGAACCCTATCTTCGCTACATTAATTACCTCGTGTACGTTTACCATATCCCTCTCACTTGGGTAGTAATCTTTTCTTTTCTTACTCATAATTTAATACTTTTTATTATTTCTTCGCATAATTCTTGAGGTATTTTAGACCTATCATAACTTCCTTTTCTACCTTGCGTTCCTGTTTTAGATCCTCTCCTTGAACTCTCGTGATGACAATGTTTATTTACTATATTACCACCTTTATCATACTTGTAATTATGACATTCCTCTCTTGGAGACCAATCGCTTGAATTTGTCCATATATCTGTTGGCTTTGCTCTATCATCACCGTATTTACAATACCATACAGTATGTCTTTTAAAATCCTTCATCCAATACATATGTCTTAACACTCCTCTTGGATTCTCTATAAAGAAAATTATATTAGGATTAATAACCAACCATTCATTTATTAAATTAATCCAGTGTTTGTTTACATTGTCACATTTTATTGCATAATCACTTTTAGGGGATTTATCTTTATTTCTGTGAGTAGATACAGCGGCTATACTATATGTGGTGCAATCAGGGGAAGCCCATACAACATCTGGAACAAACGGTATGTCGTTTGTATTTATATTACCTATGTCTGCAACTAAATTTATACCTTCGTATGGAGTCCAATCTACAGAAAATACTTCAAACCCATTTTTTTCTGCCTCAATACCTATACTTCTTGACCCAGCAAAAAGCTCTAATAGTTTTAATTTCTTACTCATAATTTGCCTTTTGTAATTCAATTTTAACATTTAGGTTATCTAATAATTTAACCTGTACATAATTCTTAATAAAGTTTTTCTGCCATCTACTTCCATACACCTCTCTATACACCCTGCACGTTGTTATAAAGTGATTTTTAGATTGATTTAAAGCACTTTCTGCCTTCTTTAGTCCTTTGCCCTTAGCCCCACCTATTGAATCGGTAGAATCACCCATAATGACTTGCTTCCAGAAGTTATAATTAGCCTCTTCATTACTTATTTCAGTAACCTCTCCAAATCTTGTATAGTAGGTGTCAAATAATGTTATAGGAAATTGACGAAGATCCTTATCCATTGAAGCAATTAATACTTCTGTGAAAGGATATTCTTCTTTGCATTTCTTCCACATAGAGATTATTACATCATCTGTTTCATAACCACCAAGACCATAGCCACCCCAGTTGTTTGTTATATACTCCTTTATCTCCTTGTAGAAGTTTGGTAGTGGTTTACCCTTACGACCAATCTTGTATGATGATACAATCTTCTTCCTGAAGTTATTGTTATATGGTTGTTCTATAAGTACTGCGTAATGTGATGCTCCAGATGTAGATACAATATTTGATATTGCAGTATCTACCTTGTCGTATGCTTGTTCTACTTCCTCGCAGTTTGAACCAATGTATGCAAAGCTGTCTGCGTCTATCAAAATTATCTTATCCATAGTATATTTATTTATAAAAACTAAGGCTAATTAAAGCCCTAGTTCTTTACGTTGTGCTGGAGTTAACTCATACTTATCATTAAGAATCTTAATTGTTCCTTCTTTATCTTTTGCTAACATTTCTTTTACCTTAGATAAGTCAGAGATTGTAGCCTTAGTTGAGTGTGATGTTTTTGTTTCTTTAGAAGGTTTAGAAACTTCTTTATCGTGTGTGTTATATCCATCAGCATCAATTGTGTCATCAATTGCAAATAAACCATTAGCGGCATACTTTCTTGCGTATGAAGAAGTAGATCCTGTTAACTGAGACGAGTCCATTCCCTTCTTATTTTCTTCCTCTCTAGCATAACCTCTTACTGATAAACTATCATCTGCAAAATGAATTGTAGCCTCTGCCTCTACATACACCCTACCGCCTACTTCAACCATTGTATCTGAAAGTGTAAACGTACACCCAGTTTCTTTTAGAAGTGGTTTTACACCAGCTAATATACCTTCAAGGTTTCTGTATGAGTATTTACCAAACGAGTTGTATAAATTCTTTGGTGCGTTAAGAGTTGTTTGAATGTAATTTAACTTCTCTTGTAATGTCTCTGTTTTTTTTGTTGTTGCCATAATTAAATTAGATTAAAAAAGGCTACCGATATGATAGCCTTGTGTAGTTGTGTGTTTTAATGAAAAGCTTTTTAGAAATTAATACCTTTTTGCTTAAGGTAATCTATGTGTTTTTCTTTTGTGTTTAATAAATCTCCATCTAAAGTTCTATAAGTTTTTAACTCAATATCCAAAACCATAAAGTTGTGAGCTCTTCTGTGATTAAATTTTTCAATTACAATTATGTCTTCTAAAAAATCATGATTGTAGTTCCAGTGATGCAAGTGATGTGTCTTTGGAATATCTTTAAATTTACTTCTCAAGCCTTTATAAATGCTTAATTTCTTCCATTCTTTTTTAGAATCCCATTCTTTTTGCTTTTCCTTGTAATTTAATCTATGATACTTTTCTTTTGAGCGCTCCCTTTCTTTTAATATAAAATCAAAATCTTCTGCTCTTTTTGAATAATTTAATTGAACGTCTTTTTTATTGCATTCCTTACATTTATTTACAACGCCTAAACTCATTTGTTTGTGCTTATAAAAATTATCAAGTGTTTTTTCTTTGTTACACTTAAAACAAACCTTTGTTAAAACTTCATTCATATTGCGCAATATTAAAATTAATAATAACAAAGGTAAGCATTTAAAATGGAAGTTTTAACTTCTTTGTTTTTAATGGTTTTGTTTTTACAGGTTTACCATAAACCCTTAATTAAAAGGTAAATCATCTTTAGCTGGTGCAGATGTTTTACCTTGTGGTTTTGAATCATCACTCCAAAGTTTTTTACCATTTCCTAAGAAGTTACGAGATGCCTTAGCCTCACGATCCTCCTTACTTTGTGACTGCCATAAGGAAACATTGTTACCAAATTTGTCATCTTCATCATTTACTGATAATGTAACATTAACATACTTACCACCATTTTTACCTTCGATGATTTGAGACTTGTCAATCTTTGTTAGGTCGATACTAACTGCTAGCAATTGTGCCATAATAAAATAATTTATGTTTTGCCTACCTTGTTTTGCTCCTGTCGGCTATTGAACTTATGCAAATATAACTATAATATTTTAATATACAAGTAATTACTCTAAACTTTTTTGCATTTCTTGGTAATACCATTCCTCTCTGCCAAAGGTTTCTTTAAGTGAATCAATTATCCTTTTTGTTTTGTGGAATAAATATACATTCTCTGTCTGTTCTGCTAAGTCAAGTATCTCTTGTAGCTCAGCTATGATTTGTGGTTTATTCATCTTTTTTAAATGTTTCGTTGTAGTATTGTTCTGGATTTAAAGGATTGCTAAAATAAGCATTATTAAATCCTTGTTGATAAGCATCAATAATCTGTTGCTTTTCCATTTCTTTGGCTTGGTCAAACCATTCTATTTGTCTTTCTATGTCAAATGATGCATCAAATAACTTATCCATTAAAAACTCTACTGCTGTTTGTTGTTTCATAATACTTCTATTTTTAATTTCTTATTAATGTTATCGCATATCTCTTGTAGTTTATTAAAACTTAAATTGCTCTCGTAATTTACCCAATGATTAATTGAACTGTAACTTTGCCTACTCTTTAAGGCGAATTCCATTTGATTTAAGCCACTATCTTCTATTAACTCTATAAGTATATCGTTTAGCATTCTTCTATCCTTACAAGTTCATATCCAGCATCTGCAATATATTTCTTCCAGTAGTTCTTGGCTTTAAAACCAAAGTGTTCAGACATCTCTGCTACTGATTCAAACTCTAAAGGATTCCCTTTCTTATCTTGAAGTACATATATCTTTTCAATGTTTCTATTTACAAGGTCTGATGGATCAGGTTCTCCATTATCTATTATATACTGAACTGATTTAAAATCTTTCTCTGTGAATTGATTGAAAACCTTTCTATTTAATCTGTGCTTATCATATTTTCTTAATATCTCTGCAACTTGAAGTACTGATGGTCTTTTATTGTTTGTCATATATTATAATTTATCTAAAATTTCTTTATTTCCAACTATCTTATTTAATTTACTTACCGAATCTTTATCTCTTAATATGTAAGACATTAAGTTTATTTTATCGTATGTAATTTCTTTACCAAAAGATGTTGAGAGCGAATCTTTTAATACCTTAAACTCATTGTAGTTGAAGTTACTTATAGGCTCTTTATTTGAAGACACCCATCTGCCGTTAATTATTTCCATATCTTATTTATTTTTAAATATTAATATTACTCCTAACAAAACCATAAGGGCTTTGCCAAACAAAACCCCTATTGCAATTATAAAATATTTTATTAACCTCATAAGCATTTTAATTTAAAGTTTCTAATATATCTACGTTGTGTATAATACTTGCTTGTAAGTCTAAACTTGGTAGATCGAATGCTATAAGGTTATTCCAGGAGTTACTCTTAGGATTGAATACTATTAACTCAAAACCTTCTTCTACCTCACTAACAATTATTAATTCTTTATGCATATAATTTATCTATTAATAGTTCGTAAATTAAATCCATATCTACATCTACAAGTATCGGCATAATGTCTACATCTTTGTATAAAACTTCTGTTATGTGTACATCTGGATACTCTGGTGGGTTTTCTCTTGTAGGTGCAATATATTGACCATACTCGTCATACATAACCTCTATATCTTCTCCTCTAAATTGTAGCCTCATAAATTTCTTTTTTAAATTGTAATAATAACTGATTCATATCAAAATGCCTTAGTGTATTATAGTTTAAATCACACCACTCTGCAAATTTAATTGCAAATTTATCATTTTCTTTTTCTTGGTACTTTACACCTTC